TTGGAAAAATGCGGAGGCAGTAGACATACTTTGGAACCCGGCGGCTGCTGCTAAAGCTTTCTTTTCCCACCTATCTAATGATTGCCAACTTCGATTTGTCGCATCTAAGCCAGCCCTTAACAAATATAATCTTTCTTGTTCAGAAGCATTTAACATTTGGATAGAGTTAAAGTAAGCGCCGCCTAGTATTGCATTTAATTTTGAGACAGAGGTTGCGGCATCTTCGAATGTATCAAATCGCATGGCAACACTAATTAATTGATTCATCTCAATGCCTGTTGTTTTAGCTATTGAAGATAATCCTTGTAAAACTTGCATTGCTCGCGGGACAGAATATTGAGCCATAGCATCTATGGCTTGATTGAAATTCCCTACCATGCGAACTGGCGTTTCACCTATTGCAATTGCTGAATTATAAAGCCTATTCATCATTTCAGGCCCAGTTACACCAAATATTCGTAACGAACGATCCATAACCAAAGCGGTATCATTAATGGAGATTCCAAAACGTTTTGCTGCTAGCGCTGTTCGGTCCATTTCTAATCTTTGGGACGGTAAAAATCCTGAGTAGGCGCGCGAAATTGAAAATAATTGGCTTTGTATCTGCGATAATTCACTAAAAGATCCTGCCATCTCTCGTATTTCTTTATCTTCGAATGCGCCAATCAACGTAGTTGTAAAATCTTTGCCTGCCCCTGTGGCGCTTCTTAAGCCAACATCAGCACGATCAATTGAATGTACCATTGTAACAGTCATTTCTTGTACTTTCATCATAGAAGAGCCAATTACATTGCCCATGGATCCTACATTTGATAATGTAGTTGACAAATGGGCTGCTGCGCTTGCCAATCCGCCTACGACTTTGTGGGCTTTCATTGCGGCTGCTGACATTTCTACCAGAGAGCCTGCTAAAGTTTGGCGCCACTTATTGTCTAACCCAAAGAGAAGAGTCATTGCGCTTTGGACTGCTTGAGAGGATTTTAATTTTGCATCTGCGTACTGCATTTCTGCAGTAATTTTTTGTATTATTGCTTGTCTTTCAGATTCATCATAATCTATTTGTTGGGTTTGAAGTTTTAAAACTTCTTGATGAGCGCTAACTTGTTTTCGTGTGAGCACATCAAATTGGGCTGCATTTGCATTAGTCCTGGTGCCAAGTGTAGTTAACTGGTCATTAATTCTTTTTAATTCTGCTTCTGTATCTCTTAATGCGCGGCGATTTTGGTGATGGCTGGTTGTGAGTTTAGCTAGCTGATCTTGAAGGCCTTGTCTATATTGTTGTAAAAGTAGGTTTCTTTTTTCTTCATTGCCAAGGGCTTGGCCGGAAGCCTGCGCTTCTTTAAATTTTAAATCTACAAGCTGCTGAAAAGCGGATACTTCTTCGGCGACCTTTTTAGTTTTCTGATCTGCCGTTAAGGCAAGATTTTGATCTTTCCTTGTAATGTCCTCTAGAATAACTTGAATATTCTGCAGTATTGATTGATATTCTGCTAGTCGTTTAGGATCAAAACTGTCACCGTTCGCCATTTATTTCATGTTCCCCAAATTACACAAAAGGCCATAAAAGACCAGTGGTTCTTTCAAAATTTTCAACAGCATCATTAAGGAGATATTTTGTTTCTCTTGTGCTTTCGTCATCCATACCAAGTTGTAAGTATTTGTCCATGTACTGATGTTCTGCTTTGAGCGCGTTAACAAAAGAAAGAATTTCTTCGTCCGTGCCGGCAACAACTAATTCAAACTTCTCAGTTGGTTCTTTTTGTAACATATCTTTATGTACGCCAGGTTGTTGTTTGTCCTCTGGTGTTAGATCATTTTCTTCGGCTTCTGCAACCATTGTTTTATATTCATCTGGTGATGGAATTTTGCCAAACATTCTTTTTAAAACTGTTTTAATTGTTTCACCAAACATCGCCAAAAAACTTTCTTGTAACCGATTGCTCTTTAATTTATGAAAATTGATCTCCAAAGGTCTCAATTTATCTTCTAAAAGAATTTGCTTCATTGTGCACTTCTCCTTATGCTAATAATAAATAGTTGTATTGTGTAAAATAGCGGACAGATAATGTTTTAGGCGGGAGTTTTACTATCTTTTTGGGCTTGTTCGTAGTCTTCTTTTTCTTTTTCGAATTGTTTTACTAGTCTGTTTATAAACCAATTTCTTAGCGCAACTGGTAGATTGTAAGCTTCCATGAAGCTCCATCCGCCATAATATTTTAATAAAAAGAACTGCTCATATACAGATTCCATGTATTCACCGCTGAGGCCAAAAAAAGTCCGTCGTAAACGGAACCTCCATTTCTGTCTCTGTGAGACAAGTTTTACATTTAACTTTTTGAGTTAAATCAATGTTTGGCACTAAACGTACATATGTAGTCCTAAGATGGTGTGAATCCTTTGCTGGCATATTATCTACAAAAGAAGCAACTTCTGTAGGATTAGAAGTTCCATTAATAGAAACAACAAAAGCTTTCATTTGATCAGTAATTGGGCTATCTAATAAGTTATATTGTTTCTTTTTTTCAGCATATGCTAAAAGATCGGTTTCGTCCTTGCCATTTAAAAATCGTACTTCAACTTTAGCTTTGGATACAGGCAAATCAACAACAAACGCTCCATTTTTAGTTGAAGAAGCGGCTTCTTCATCAGGAGTTCGCGATTTTACTTCATTTAAATCAAATACATGATTATTAATGCTGTTGCAATAAAGACATTGAACCTTGGTTTCATACATATTTCCATAAGCAGAAGCTCTTGCGGCTATCATTATTGCATTTTTATCTCCAACAAGAATATCATTAACATCTATATTTTTGTCAATAATAAGGTTTTGGAGAAGCCTTTCAATTGCAATACCTTTTTGTAACAATGCTTTAGAAGTCAAAATATCTTCATCTTTTGCTGTCATCTGCCTTATCTCAATATGTTCTTGATTATGCAGAGGATGTTCCTCTGGATAAAACTTGCCTTCAGATGGAAGTTCAACAAAGTCTGTGGGTATTATAAAATTTAATGCGCTTGAATCCTTAGTGGCTTCCGCAAGAGGAATTGGGGAGTCGGCTACTTTGGCCGCCCCAAAGCGATCCTCGTTATTTCTCATTTATCACCTCTTTAAAGTAGTTTCTTAGACGGCACCTTCGTATTGGCTAGTTGTCGGGAAGTTCAGGTTACCGCCTGTTTCGCCCGGTTGTGACCATGTGCCGTGTTGACGTCTTGTCCAGAGTTCGGCCCAGTCGTATCGAATGGTTAAAGTTATGTCCAAAAGCTCGTCGCGATCATATGACAGATCACCAAATTTTGCGTCTTTAACCCATGCATGTCTCAACTTCCATGATTCTACGGTGTCCCCTTCTGCATCAAGTTGCTTAATTTCAAGCGATTGCATAGCTTCGACTGCCTTGCTTTTTGAAATTGTTTTGTAGGGGCCGGCCGCAGTAATGTTTGGATTGTAACCCGATGCTTCGAGAATATGCATTACGCTTTTAACGCCATCAGGTTTCATTGGGTCAATCAAAACAAGACTAATCGTATTCCATTCTGCCCTTCCAGGGTAGTAGTATGTATGATTAAGAAATCTGTGTGAAGTTTCTGAGACCGAAAGGCTTGGTTTCGATACGGATTTGACTGCCCATGGCTCGACGCCATTAAAAATCGCCATCCACCGAAAAGCTCGTTTGGTGTCAAAAGTTTTACTGTCGTTCCAAAAACCCATTACATAGATCCCCTTGCCTCAATAGCAGTTCTATTAATAAATAGTGCTAATATTTTTTTTTACCATTTTAATCTTCAAATGACGCTCCAGAGCGTGTAATAATAAAGTCTAAGGCAATAAATTCAATCGCTCTAGCCGGCTTCAAATACACTTTTGCATATAGAATATTTCTATCAACCAAATCTGGAGTAGTAGTTGTCTTATCCAACACTAACTTGTAATCTTGCAGGCCAAGTCTCGCTTTGACACTGTTCAACAAGGAGTCTGCTTTTGCAGTAAACGCAGCCCAAGTTACTTCAAGGTTCGGCTCGAATAATATGGTAGAAGCAATTCTAGAAACTTCCTTTTTCAAGAAAATCAAAAGTCTTCGAACATTAATTCTGTCTAAAGCAGATGGAGTTAACTGCAAAGTCTTTTGACCAAAAATTACTATTCCTTCAGCCGGGAAAGAGGCAATTGGGTTAACATTCACTTCATAGAGCTTATCTCTTTGTTTTGAAGTTAATTGTTGATTAACTCCGACAACAGGAAGCCCTCCGGCTCCTGTAGCAGTTAATCCGCCTCTTGAAAATCCTGCAGGCGCGAACCATACATCTTTAACAGATTCGCTGTAGGCCATGGCACCCAAAGCAACAACAGAAGGTGGTGACCATAAAATTCTGTTATTAAATGGATCTTTAATTTGGACCCAAGGATAATATGCGGCTCCATAACTTGAATCAATTAAGCGATCTTTCATAATACGTACTGCATTGTCAATGTTCCCTTGATTGGCAAGGGAATCGTTAGTGTTTTCAGTAAACGGGAGATAATCTTCTTCAAGATCAATAATCGCCATTGTATCTGCACGTTCTTCTGCAACCCTAACAAGTCTTGTAGTAAGATCTTGATTTACCACGCCCGGGATAACCATCAAATTGCTTTCTACTCGTTCAGCATCTTTAACAATATCAATAGCTTTGTTTACTGAATAATAGGCATAGCTGCTTTTTTCGTCAACAGGGCCTCCGGTATCACTATAGGCTAATGCACGAGTCTTATTAAAGGGCTCTGGTTCTGTGATATCTAAGCCATCGAAACCACCGTACATTAACATTGTAAACTTATTAATGCCTGCATCTGAAGAGGTTAATAAGAAATTAGTTCCACTCATTGCAGTAATGGACTTAGTAGCATCAGTTGTAGCCTGGCGACTGCCACTAGTATACTGAAAATCGAGTGCTGTGTGATTAGTAAATCTAATATCATCTAAAGTAAATATAAACTGACATTCGGCATTAAAATTACTAGATTCCAGATGAAAGTCAACATTGCTTCTAGACGTTTGATCTGGTAGGTTTCTAAGATAATCAGTAACACATGGGTCATATCTAAGATCGCCGGCGGCTCTCCGCGTAGTAGTTACGCCCCAATAAGCGTTTCTTTCATCTTTAATCTGGCCATCGGAGCCAAGTGCTCTTAGAGGTAAAGAGGGGAAATTAAATGATCCGGAGAAAGAACCAGAAACACCAGTCCAAATTTCACCTGCGTTGAGCGCGGATCCCTGGTGGGAAAAATCGTCGTCGCCGGCATCGCTGAAAATGTCTTTGATATGTCTACTTCCTATCGCGAGAGAGTCCATGGATGATCCGGCCTTAACAAAAGTTTTTTGTAAGTCAGTTCCTGCATGGTGGGTATTGGGCAGATTGCCGTCTGCTATAATAGTGCCATGAGTACCTCCTTCAGACCCACTAGCGAAAGAAAATCCTTTATATTTTGGAGGGCCATAAAAACCAAACGGTATGAGTGTTCGATCATATACCTCTTCTCTTGTTTTCACTCTTACATATTTTGATTTGAGATCATAATCTCCGCCAACTTTTAGAGCTTTATTTGCCTTATCCCAAACTGTTACTTTATCCCCAATTTTACGAGCAATATAATTTGGAGACTTTGGATTTAAGTTACAATTTAGAAATTTTTCAAGAATTTTTTGACTTTTGTCTGTGTCGTCTATTGCACGAATTGTAACAGTAAACATTGGCCAAGTTTTATCATTTTTAGACGGCTTAATGTCTTCAATAGATATTTTAATATTATTTTGATTCCAGGTGCCGCCAGCGCCGCGGGAAACAAATTTAAACAATTTTATAGCACGTGCTGTATCCGCAGCATCAAATGATGTGGTATCATTAGATGTATCTTGCGAAATAACCCAGCCACTTTCACTAGGAACGTGTTCATGACGCTGTTTGCTGTACTCGTAAGAGCCAGATCCTAATTGAAGAAGCGCTCCCCAAGCTTGGTTTGCGCTACTACTGGCTGCGGGTATAAGATCTTGAACTGATCTTTCAAATGTTTCTCCTAGCCAATAATTTGTGGCGGTACCATAAACTGAGCTATTTACCAAATGCGGATTGGTGTTAAAAGCTTTGCGAATATAACTATCAGAATCTGGATCAAAGTTAAAAGAAGTCCGAATAACTTCGTTATTGTCAGCATCTTTAATTATCGCTTTCCATTCTTGATTCCCAACTTGACCAAGCAAGACAGAACTTCCAGAGACTGTGATTTGGGGCTGCGTACCGCCGCTGGGTGCGCCGTCTTCATCGTAAGTAGTGTGCTGGCCGGCTTCTGAGCCTCGAAGTGTTCCCGAAAGCCACATATAGCCTTCATTTAAATACCAAACGGCGGCAAGAGAACCTGTTGCTGCAGCTTGTTCGTTGTTGGCGCCGCCAGTGAAGGCGGTGGTATCGCCGGTTACATTGTTGAAATCAGTGGTAATGGCTTTATTACCTGCTGTTCCAACATCATCCATAGTAAGTAAAACTACCCCTGAAGATGGGTTTGTTGCAGTTATACGTAAATCAGTCTCACCATTAACTTCAGAAGCTAATTCAGTTGCAATACCTGCACCACTATTAGCAGCAGGATCCAGAGCTACATTGGTCCCGGAGGCGCCGTCGGCATCATTATCAACTTCGAATACTTTCTCGTTGCCGAATGTGTCGGTCAGTGTCATTGTGGTAGTTTCATTTGGCTTATCGCTGAATGTAAGGGTTGCTGTCGCCGCAGAGCCCAACGAAGCAGAAGGCATAACAAATAAACCGTAAGCTCCACCATTACTTCCAATTAAATTTTTAGTACTCCAACCTGCGTTGCTGTGCTGCCCGATTACACTGTTGTCCCAGGTGTCGGGATTACTATGTTCATCACCTAATAAGCGAACAAATGTAACAGGATTGCTATGTTTTAAATAAGCTTGTGCGGCATACGCAGCATAAGTAGGTCCGTTGTAATTGCCGTTTCTCCAAACATCAGTGCCATCTTTACCCGGAATTGGATTTCCAAAAGTTTCTACAAATTCAGCAAATGAAGTTATAAGGGTGGGTTCAAATCCTGGTCCTTTTTCGGAACGGCCAATAATTACTGGCCCCATCCTTGCTGGTTCTGTTGGTAATTGTGATCGATCAATTTCATTAATAAAAATTCCGGGCGAAACAAATCTAAATTTTTTAACTGACATTCTTTTAGTTCTCCTTTACGGCTCGTAAGACATAAACTGTTTTCTTCTATAAATAGTAATGAGAAATTGT